CGTACGGCATCCCCCAGTCGCTGCCTGCCTCGAAGATGGCCTCGGCCGGAGCTGACTGGCTGACGAACGCCGCCACGCAGATCAAATGGGGCCTCGGTTACATCGCCGGCACGTACGGCAACCCGCTGAACGCCTACACGAAGTGGCTGGCCAGGTCGCCCCACTGGTACGGGCAGGGCGGTGACTTCGCGGCCGGGCAGCTTATCGGTGTCGGCGACCGGGGCCGGGAACTGATCTCGTTTGGCCAGCCCGGGCGGGTGTTCTCACCGGAAGAGTCGGCTGCGCTTCTCACCGCCGCGCACAAGGGGAGCGACGGGGGGAGCGGCCTGCAGATCGGCCAGGTCAACGTCAACCACGTGCCGGGCTACAGCACACCGAAGGACGTGGAGAACGCGATCGCGGTAGCGAACCGGCAGATCCGGCTAGCCCGGCGATAAGGGGGCGCCGATGCCGGTTCTCGCACGCCCCACCGCACCGCCCCCGGTCGCACCGCCCCCGGTCGCACCGCCTCCGGTGCAGGGGAAACGGATCACGTGGACGTCCGCGGCCGGGGTGATGATCGACCTGACCAACCGGGACGGCGGCTATGCGTCGCTGACCGGCCGGGCCGGTTTCGGGCCGGTCGACGCCGAACTGGTCAGCGACCGGATGTGGGACGGGTCGGCGCTGGTCCGCACCCACCGGGTCCAGCCGCGGGTCATGACCGTTCCCCTGTTCGTCGAAGGCCCGGATCAGGAAACGTACCTGGCCCGGCTCAGCGCGCTGCAGGCCACGATGCGGCACCCGGTCGACATGTCCACCTTGCTGCCGGTCCCGGGCAGTATCACTGTCAGCCTCCCGGACGGGTCGCAGCGCTCCATCGGCGCCTACTATCAGGCCGGGGCGTCTCCCACCGAAGACCAGGTCGATGACCTGGTCGTGTCGTGGTGCATGCTGCCGAACCTCCAGTGGTACGCGCCTGTCCCCACCTGGGAAGGCGACCAGATCACCCAGATGTGGGCGCTGCCGCCGGCCAGCGCGGGTGTCCCGCCGCTGCCGCCGGTGCTGCTGTCGGCGGGCAGCGTCCTCGGCCAGACCCAGATCACCAACCCGGGCGACGCCGACGCCTACCCGGTGTGGACGATCACCGGGCCCGGCACACCCACGATCACCAACACCGACACCGGCGAGTCGTACCAGTTCACCCAGGCCATCCCTTCCGGGACGGTCGTGACGGTGGACTGCCGGCCGGTGGAACTGGCGCCCGCGACCGGGCTGACCGCCACCGACGGGTCCGGTACGGACTGGTGGCCGTTCCTGGCGAACTACCCGGACTTCTGGTCGCTGCCGCCCGGGCCGGCGAACATTGACCTGGCGATGACCGGCGCGACCGCGGCCAGCAGCATCGCCTTGTCGGCCGCGTCGCGGTGGCTGGCCGCATGGTGACGACCCGGGAATGGCAGGTCCTGTCCCGCGACCCGGACCTGGTGCCCCGCGGCTACCTGCCGTGGGAGACCCTGACCATCGACCACCGGCACGTCGACGTGTCCGCGTGGACGCTCACCCTCCCGGCGATCCCCACTGTGATGGGCAAGCTCGGGCCCGGGTGGGGGGCGATCGTTCTCCGGAACGGGCAGGAGATCCTGTCCGGGCCGCTCGAGGACGACGGGCCGCGGGCGTGGAGCGCCGCCACCGACGGCGGCCCTGGCCTGATCACCGTCACCGGCGCCGACGACCTCGCGATCGTCGCGAACGAGATCGCCTACCCCGACCCCACGAAAAACGCCGCCGGGCAAACCGGCTCCGCCTACCAGGACGTGCAAACCTCCCTGGCGGCCGAGACGGTGATCAAGCACTACGTCGGCGCGAACGTGGGGTCCGCCCGGGCCACGGCCCGCAAGGACACGTCTGCGCCAGACGCACGGGTGGTCACCATCGCCACCGACCAGGCCCGCGGCGATGTCGTGTCTTTCTCCAGCCGGTTCGACAACCTGCTCGACATCATCCGCACCATCTCCCAGGCCGGGTCGAACCTTGGTGTGCAGGTCGTCCAGTCCGGGACCAGCCTGGTGTTCGACGTGTACGAGCCGCGGGACCTGACCGCCCGGATGCGGTTCTCCCGCCAATCCGGCACCCTGATCGCCGCCTCAACCACCGTGTCGATGCCGACCCTGACCCACGCTGTGGTGCTCGGGTCGGGCACCGACGCCGCTCAGGTCATCGCCGAACGGAAAGACTCCGCGGCCGCGGAGTCGTGGCGGATGATCGTCCGGCAGACCGTCGACTCCTCCGGCACCTCCGACGCGACGCAGCTCGCGCAGGCGGGTGATTCGGCGCTGACGGCGGGGAAACGGCAGTACGCCCGGGACGTGACGATCGTCGAGACAGCGCAGGTCCGCTACCCAACGACGATCCGCCGCGGGGACCTGGTGACGATCGTCGACCCGACCCGGCCGGGCACGGTGATCACCGACATCATCTCCAGCGTCCACATCGAGGTCGATGCCAGCGCGGGCACGAAACTGATCCAGCTGAACGTCGGCACGACCACGTCGACCGCGACCGGTAATGACCTGATCAACCAGCTCCGCATCGTGAAGCGGCGCGTCGACGAGCTGCAGCGGAGGACACCATGACCGACAACGCGTTCCCGCTCCCAGGCGTCACCACGGTCTCCACGATCACTGACTGGGAAAACCTGTTCGCGCCCGGTTTCGAGACCGGGGTCGTACCCGGAAACGGTAACGAGCTGGCGCCGACGCTGGACACCTCGGGCCGCAACGCGGTCATCGACACGGGCAACGCGATCATCCGGGCGTTCTGCAAACCCGTGTCGGTGTCGACAGCCACGGCGATCCCGGCGGCGTCCAGCCAGGACCGGATCGACCGGCTGGTGCTGCGCCTGGACCGGTCGGCCAGCGTCGCCGCGAACTTCATCCAGCCGGTCGTCATCACCGGCACACCGGGCTCCAGCCCGGCGCTGCCCGCGCTGACCCAGACCCCAACCGGGCTGTGGGACCTGCCGATCGCCCACTGGACAAGCAAGTCGACCGGTGCGCTGACCGGGCTGGCCGACGAACGGTACTTCGCCGGGAACTCGGACTGGCACAGCCTCGCCCCCTATCAGAGCCACTTTTCCCTCCCGGTCGACGGGTTCGGGAAATACCGGCGCACGCGGGACAACGAGCTGCAGATCTCCGCGGCCCTCGCGGTCACCGGGGGCGCCAACCCCAACACCCTGAACACCAATCCGCTGCCTCCCGCCTACATCCCGGCCTCCACCGCCGGGAACGCCTCCAGCATCGGCACCGCCACCCGCGGCGGCCACTGGTTCCCCGTCGCGGCGGGGATCCTGGCCGTCCCGGACAACCCGAACAACGCCGGCCCGCGCGCCACCATCTCCAGCGACGGTTACATCGTGGTCTGCGGCATCTCCACCAACGGCCCGAACTTGTGCGGCATCGAGGTCAAGATCCCGCTGGACCTCTGAGGAGACGCCGATGCCGGTCTGCGGCCGGCCGGTGCCTGCGACGATCCCGCCTATCCCGCCGGTCACCCTCAAGCCGAAGGGCAGTAACTGAATGTCGCGTCACACGTTCCTCGCCGACGTTGCCTCCTGGGTGATCGACACCGGTGCCGCCACCACCAGTGGCAGTGGGCTGGCCGGCGACACGGCGGTGATGATCCCGGCCCAGCCGGTCACGTTCTGGGACTCCCAGTCCGGCGGTACCCAGTACACTGACCTGCTCGATGACACCGGCGCCGCTGTCACGTCGGCAACCTCCGGTACGGACGGGTCGCTGCCGCAGATCAGCGGCCCGGACGGGGTGAGCGTCATGTGGGCAGACGCCGCCGGCGGCGCCGGGCCGAGACGGCTGGTGACGGCCACCGATCTCGGGCCGGAGGTGGATTCCCTCAGCGCCGCCGTCGCGGGCCTGCCGGCGACCCGGTTCACCGACCGTGGCGTCGTCGCGGCCAGCACCACCTACAACCCGGGCGACCTGGTCGTCTGCCAAGGCCAGCGGGTCTACGTCACCACCGCCTTCACGACCGGCGCCGGGAACCCGCCGGTCGTCTCCTCCGCGAACTACGTCCCGGTCACCTCCCAGGCGGCGCTCTACTATGCCACCGACTTCGGCGTGGCCGCCGACGCGATGACCGACAACGGCCCGAAGATCAACGCGGCGTTGCAGGCCATCACCGCAGCGGGTGGCGGCCGGTTCGTCTTCCCGGCCGCGTCCCCGTCCGCCGGCAAGATGATCATGACGGGCCAGACGATCATCATCCCGCCGAACGTCCGGCTGGCCGGGCAGGGCAGCGAAGTCACCCAGATCCGGCTGCTGCCCGGATCAAACTGCGACGTCGTGCAATTCGAGCAGTACAACAGCGCCAGCCAGGCGGCCATCCTCGGCGTGTCCGCGTCCACCCTGAAGAACGCCTTCTACGCCGGGGCGCAGGACATCTGCTTCCATGGCAATGCGAGCGCCCAGACGGCCGGGACATACAGCAACGTCGTCACCGCCGTCACGAACCCGCTGACCACAGCTGCCGGATCCGACCCGGACTTCGACCCGTACAACTGGCTCATCAACGTCGAGACCCGTTCCGGCACGGGCGACGGATTGTTCTGCAACGGCCGGTCCGCGCTGCGGGTCATCGGCTGCATTTCCCGGTACAACAACGGCAATGGTGTCACCCCCTCGTTCGACACGCTTTTCTCCGGATGCGACGTCGGATTCAACGGCATCTCCGGGATCTACAACAACCACTCCAGCACATCCGGCTCCGCGGTCAAGTGCTACAACAATGGCCAGAATGCCCAGTGGGTATCCGGAACAAGCTATTCCGCAGGCCAGCCGGTCATGTACAGCGGCGCGATGTACGTCGCGAAAAACGCCATCTCCAGCGACACCACCGCCCCATCGGCGGACACCACGAACTGGGCGGCGGTCACCGCGACGAGCCCAGCGGCGTGGGGCTGCGACTTCTACTTCGACGGCGGCGCCTACGAGCAGACCTGGACGGCGGTGGACAGCCAGGAACCGTCCGCATACAGCTACTACTTCAACAACAGCGGCAGCATCACCGTAACCGGGGCCAGCAACCGCCCCAACTTCAACCAGGACACCTCCGCGCTCAACACCACCAACCCGAACAACTACGCTGCGGCATACCTGTCCAGCACCAGCGGCGGCATCAACCTGGTATTGACGGTCGGCCAGCAGGGCGGCGAGTCGTACGCACTGTCGGTGCAGAACGGCAGCACCGAAAACAACATCATCATCACCACGGACGGAAGCGAGCAGGGCAAGCTTGCGCCCGGCTCGGTCCTCGCAGGCAGCTTCGCGGTCGCCAACGGGGCCTTCCTGTCCTCAGCGGTGTCGCTGCCGTCCTCGGCGGCATCTGTTGCCAGCAGCGGGACGATCAGCACGTCGGGGCCGGGTGCGACGCGGGTGACCACCTCGGCCGCGGTAACCGGCGTGATCCTCGCCGCGGGTACGGCGTCCGGGCAGCGGGCCACAGTGATCAACGAGTCCGCGAACAGCATCACCTTCGCCGCGTCCGGTACCTCGCATGTGGCGGACGGCACATCGGACGTGATCGCGGCGAACACGGCTCGCACGTTCATCTGGGACGGGTCGCTCTGGTACCGGGTGTCGTGAGCGCGTCATATCGCCGGGAGGTCGACGCCTGTGAATCTCCTCGTCAACCTCGCCATGGTCGCCGGGGGAGTCACCGCGCTCGCCGGCCTCCTCACGCCACCCGCCCGGCGGCTCCTGCGTATCGAGCACGGACTCAGAACCGTCTGCCGGGTCGTCCTCGGCACCCCGGCGGGTGACGGCGAGCCAGCCCGGCCTGGCGTGATCGAACGCCTGGACACCCAGGACGCCGAACTCGCCGCGATCAAAGCCCAGCTCGCGTCGATGAAAGACAGCACGGCACGGGGGCGCGCATAGGGGGGACGCTGATTTGGACTCTGGCCTCGTGACCGCGATCCTCCAGTCCGCCGGCGCCGGCACAGCCGTGATCGTGCTGCTGATCCTGTTCGGCATCCTGTCCCCGCGGACGTTCGTGCAGCGGCTGGAAAAAGAAGCCGACGGCTGGCGCACCGCCTATGAGACGGAACGGGCCGCCCATGATGAGACCCGCCGGACCCTGGGAATACAGACCCAGCGCGCCGACGCCGCCGTTGAGGCCGCGAAGCTCGCCGGCGAGCTCCTCAGTGACCTCCGCAGGAGACGCGATGCGCCTTCCGGGACATAAGAGGAAAAACGGCAAGCACGCGGCCGACGCCAACGAGCAGGCCCAGGAACGGCTGGCGGACGCCACCGAACTCCGGAAAGCGGCAGCGGAGCAGGCGGGGCATGAGCAGCGGACCGTCATCGAGGGGCTGAGAGAGATGAGGCGGCGCAACAACCTGGCGGCGCTCGTCCTGGACAGCATCGAGCCCAGGCGCCGGCCGTGACCCAGCTTCAGGCCATGCTGAACAACGACGTGGTCCTCTATGCGCTGCTCGGCTCCGCCATGTTCCTCGCGGCCTACGCCGGGCTGGCCAGAGGCTACCGCTCGGGGAGGATGAGCGTCGGGTGGGCGCTGATCACCCTGGATACCGGGCTGGTGCTTGCCCTCCTTCCTTCGGTGCTGCACCGGATCTTCGGGATCCCGGTCAACTCCGCCGTCTTCCAGTGGTATTTCATCGGCTCGCTCTTCATCGTCGGGTCCGCTGCGTGGTGGCGTGCCGCCATCGTGGCCGTGGTCCAGTGGCGGGGCCGCCATGCGGCCGCCCCCGTGGACCACGAAGGCCTGCTCCGCGAGTTCACCGGCCTCGTCGGCGAAATCGCCGCAGATGACAGCCGGGACATCTCCGAGGCGGTCGCCTGGGCGCACGCCCACGACCTCGGCAATGAGGAGGACGGGACAACGTGAGGCTGCCGTTTCCGCGTCTCGCGCATGCCGCCCGGCGGATCCTGCCGCGCGCTGCGGGCGGGGTTCTCGCCGCCGCGGCGGTGGTCGGGATTCCCTGGGCGCTGTACCACCCGCCGGCCGCTGCCCCGTACGGAACTCTCCCCACCCTTCCCGGCCCGCAGGTCACCGTCACGCGGCTCTTCTCCCAGCCGGCCAGCCCGCACCCGGCCTCCCGCACATCACCTGTCACCGTGTCCAGGGGCCAGCCGGGCAGCCCCACCCCCGGCGCCGCCGGAACGAGCGGTTCCGGTACTGGCAGGGGGAGTGCGACAGCACCGGAACCGACATCTCCCGCACCGCAGCCTTCGTCGCCGCGCCCGGGCCCATCACCGTCGCCCACGGGCAGCACGCGGCCCGCAACCTGTACGGCCAGCATCAAAGTCCTCAGCCTCGGCGTGTGCGCCTCGGTCAGGATCGGGCTTACCGGCGGCTGATGCCGTTCCCGGCCGGCCCGGCATAGGAAGGCGAAATGCCCCTACGAGCACAGGGAGCGCCAGTGGTGTCGAGCGCGCAAGGCAGAGACGTCAGCAACTTCCAGGGTCCCGTCGACTGGGACACCCTCAGCGGTGGCCTGTCGTTCGCGTTCGCAAAAGCCACCGAGGGCCTGACCTACCGGGACCCGTACTTCGCCGCCAACTGGAAGGCGATGGCCGCGCACGGGCTGCACCGCGGCGCCTACCACTTCTTCCACCCGGCGCTCGACCCGGTGAAGCAAGCGGACTTCTTCACCAGCGTGGCCGGGAATCAGGGCCTCGTGGCCGGGGACATGATGTCGCCGGACGTGGAGATCACCAGCGGCCACCCGCGCGCCCGGCTGCTGGCCCGGCAGAACGTGACCGCCGTCATCCCGTCCGGCATGCGGACGGCAACGGTGGCGCAGGCAGCGAAGGCGTTCGCTGACGAAGTGAGCCGTCTCATCGGCCCCGGCCACCCGGTGCCCGTCTACACGAACAAGAACGTCGGCGACACACTCACCGGCTGCGGCGCCTACCCGCTGTGGATCGCCTGGCCGACGGCCGGGCCGCCGCCCGTGCCCGCCCCCTGGGCCGGCAAGGGCTGGAAACTCTGGCAGTGGGGGACCGCCGGCGGTGTCGACGCCGACGCCTACAACGGCACGCCAGCTGACATGGCCGCGTGGCTGGCCAGCTACGCCCCGCAGCCCGCACCGAAGCCAGTCACGCAACCGGAAGAGGACCCGATGCAGATCCCCCAGAGCGACAAGTTCGCGTACATCAAGTTTGAGGGCGGCCAGTACAAGTGGATCGCCCTCGACGCCGACCCGGGTGTCCAGGGCAAGCAGCCGCAGCAGATCCGGCTGGCCATCAAGTCCGGGCCCGGCGCGTGGCAGATCGTCCAGACCACAGTCCCGGACACCAAGGGCGGCACGGTGACCGTCGGCTTCGCCTCCCCATCGGTCAACGGTGTCTCGGTTAAGCGGCTGGACGACCAGGCGAACTGGGTTCCGGTCGGCTACAACCTCGGCTGAACCGGCCCCCAATGGTCAGGCATGGCGGCCACCTCTGGCACAAGCATCCCGGCGTCCGCACCGGTACCGACCTCGACCTCGGCGAAC